CCTAGCCTAGAAAAACTACTGTCCTAGCGGTCTGTAAAATAGATAGGTAATAAGGAGATTTCAATGGCAATAACGAATGGCTATGCGACACTGGCAGAAGTCAAATCCGCAATGAGAATTATAGATAATGTTGATGACACCCTGCTAGAGCTGGCTATCGAATCAGCCTCACGCCAAATAGATGGACACTGTGAGCGTGTGTTTTACGAAACCACTGAGCAAGCTAGAGTCTATCCAGCTCTAGACAACTATCTAGTAGAGGTAGATGATATTGCTTCACTCACTTCACTAAAGACCAACACCGATGGTGAAACGACAGGTGGAATAACCTTCGATACAACTTGGAAAGAAACAGATTACCAGCTAGAGCCACTCAATGGTCAAGCAGGTGGGATCGTCAGCCCAGCTAATTTCATTAGAGCAGTCGGGGATTTCCTGTTCCCAAGGATCGATGGACAAGCATTAGTGCAGGTGACAGGAACTTTCGGCTGGTCAGAAACGCCAACCGCTATTAGGCAAGCAACAATTATGCTGGCTCAAAGACAGTTCAAACGCTATGACAGCCCTCTGGGTGTAGCTGGCATAGGTGATATCGGAATCATCAGGGTAAGTCGCATAGACCCCGATGTGGCTTCTTTGGTGGCACCATTCAGGCGTAGGAGAGCTGCGTAGTGACTTCGATAACTGAAATCAAAAGCAAGTTAGCAGAACGCATAGCCACTATTCCTAGTCTGCGTGTTAGCACACAGATTCCAGATAATCCACAACCGCCAGTTGGCATAATCAATTTAGATAATATTCAATACGATCAGGCTATGGCTCAGGGATTGACTCTAGCCAATTTCACAGTGCAGATTATAGTGGCTCGCGCAAGTGCGAGGTCAGCTCAAAACAGGCTAGATGGGTTTGTCGCTAACTCAGGTGCTTCATCTGTCAAGTCGGCATTAGAATTGAATAGAACTCTTGATGGGCTCATACAAGATCTTCGGGTAGTGTCTGTTCCTAACATTGGTTCAATCACAATGAGTGACCAAATATATTTGGCAGCTGATTTTGAAGTTGCCGTTTACTTCTAAGGAGAAAATAAGATGGGCAAATTTGTTGCTACTGGAACAAATGTAACTTTGAATGGCGATGAGCTAACCAGTTCAGTTGCCAGAGCAGAGCTAGTTATCAACAGCGCAGAGGTGACTGTTACCGACTTCGGTAGCGGTGGCTTTACCGAGGTTATTGGTGGACTAAAATCTGGTTCTGTCAGCTTGGATTTCCACAGCGATTTCGGAACTGGTGCAGTTAGTACAATAATGCAGGACTTGGTAGGAACTATCGGAACTGTAACATTGATTGCTGGTAACGGAACTGTTGCTAGTGCAGAAACTCCTGCATATACAGCTGAAGTTTTGATCAACTCCTTCACTCCTGTCAGTGGAGCAGTTGGCGATCTCAGCACATTCAGTGTTACTTTCCCAACAACTGGTGAAATTACATACGCAACTGCGTAATTCTGCTACTATAAAAGTATGAAAATAAACCTACTCGTAAACTATGTTGGCGGCGATAGTCGCGAGGTCGTGGCTAACGCTGCTGACATGGTTGCATTTGAAAGCAAATTTGACAAGAGCATTTCAGTTTTGAGCACTGATGCTCGTATGAGCTACTTGCTGTTTCTAGCTTATTCAGCAGAAAAAAGAAGTGGCAACACCAAAGAAGCATTTGAGAAATGGTGTGAGTCCATTGAGCAGGTAGGCGCAAAAGACACCCCAAAATAAAAGGGCTGGGTGATAACTCAGCACATTGGGCAATAGCGCAGCTAGCAGTCGAAACTGGTATAGCACCACATCTTCTGCTCAAAGAAGATCCTCGTATGATTTTCACATTACAACGCTACTTAGTCGCTAAGAATAAAAGCACCGCCAAATAACACTTCGCTAGAATGTAGCTATGGCTAACGCGAAAAACGACATAGTTGGATTAGACAGCACCATTCGCGAGCTGAAGAATATTCCTAAAGGATCGCTCGCAGCCCTGCGTAAAGAACTACGCTCAGCTATCAAACCTGAACTAAGAGGTATCAGGTCGTTTATCAAAAATGCTGAAAAGATTTTAGAAGCCCCAGGAGGTAGCGGTAAGCCAGCCCAAGTTTTTAGTGCTGGGAAAAGTGGTTGGTCAGGTGCTAATGTCGCACTAGAGTTTCGCCCAGGAAGATCGCGTGGATATGTTTTGACGATTCGCGCCACTGGTAGGCGTGGTCAATTTGGTTATGACTATGCAGAGCTGGCTGGAAAATTAGGTGGCGAAACTCCCAGCGGTAGAGCATACATAAAAATGCTCCAACAAAGGTTCAAGTGGAATGGCGCAGGTAGATTCGCTTATAGAGCAGTAATAAACCAGATTGATACAATTTACTATAAGACTGCAAAAATAATCTTCAGGTATGTTGGCAAGGTCAATACCAAGCTAGAGCGTGAATTCAAGGGCATAGGGGCAATTAAGTAATGGCAATACGCATACCAATCGTTACCGACTTCAATAACAGTGGCATCAAGAAGGCGGTAGGCAACCTCTCAGGACTAGAAAAAGCAGCTCTTCAAGCAACTGGTGCTTTAGCAGCTCTCGGTGCAGCAGGAGCTGTTGCAGCAGTTCGCGAATTTGCCAAGTTTGATGCAAAGATGACCGAGTCTGTTGCCATTATGGGCAATGTTTCGGATGCCTTGCGTGAAGATCTAGCCAGTGCAGCTAGAGAAGTCGCTCAACAAACAGCCTTCAGCGCAGAGCAAGCTGCCGAATCTTTTTACTTCTTAGCCTCCGCAGGTTTAGACGCAGAGCAATCTATTGCAGCATTACCGCAGGTTGCTGCTTTTGCGCAAGCTGGTATGTTCGATATGGCTCGTGCCACAGACCTAGCAACAGACGCTCAATCGGCATTAGGTTTGACTGTTGATAACGCATCACAAAACCTAGAAAATCTGACACAGGTTACAGATGTATTATCTAGAGCTGCCACATTAGCTAACGCATCAGTTGAACAATTTGGTATTTCGCTCACCACTAAAGCTGGTGCAGCTATGCGCAACCTTGGAATGGATATTGAGGAGGGTGTCGCAGTTCTCGCTGTGTTCGCCGACCAAGGTATAAAGGCAGAATTAGCTGGTAACGCTCTTTCAATCGTAACTAGGGATCTCACAACGAAGGCTCTTCAAAACGCAGATGCCTTTGAAGAAATGGGATTAGTCGTCTTCGACACCGATGGCGAACTCAGGAACATGGCAGATATTGTCGAAAACCTAGAGGGCGCACTAGCAGGTATGAGCGATGAGCAACAAAAAGCCACACTGCTCTCAGCTGGATTCTCTGACCGCTCGCTAGGAACAATTCAATCTTTGCTAGGGCAATCGGATGCTATTCGTGAATACGAAGCTGAGCTTAGAAATGCTGCTGGAACAACAGAGGAAATTGCTGAGAAGCAACTAGAAACTTTCAATGCTCAGTTGATGTTGTTGCAAAACTCATTCTCTGATGTCGGTATTGAAATTGGTGGGGTTCTGCTACCAATCTTCGAGGATCTAATCGAAATAATCGAAACACAAATTTTGCCAGCTTTGGCAGACTTCGCAGCATATCTAGAAACGCCAGAGGGTCAGGCTCAACTAGAGCGTATTGGTCAAGCACTTTCCAACATTGCAACTTTCGCTATCCAAAGCAGTATTTTTATCGGCGAAAATGTTGATGCTATCGGCAAAGTTCTAATTGCACTAGGTTCTCTGCGGATCGCATGGGGTTTGACAACTACCTCAGTAATCATTTACAACAGAGCTACCCTTGGTGCAGTCGCTGTGACTAAAGCATTACGAACAGCTCTTATGACCACAGGTATTGGTGCTGCTTTGGTGGCTGTTGGTTATCTAGCTGACAGCATTTTGAACGCAGGAAATGATGCTGAAACCAGTGCTGAAGGTGGATTGACTGATTTAGAAAATCAATTACTGGATGTTGAAAGACAAGCAGACGAAGCCACGAAGTCTATCAATGGAATTCCTGTCCTTACGAGCGGATCTATACCAGCCTCAAACACAGGTCAAATAGACAACAAGCCACAAAATCCACAACCAGGACAGAAATACACTTGGTTCAATTATTCAGGTGAGAATGGCCAAGCAGTTTGGTATCAACAGACTTGGACAGGGACTGAGTGGACTAAGCCTGAGAAAATGACTTATACGCCACCTAGCAGTGGCGGAGGCGGAGGCGGAACTCCTGCTAAAACAGCAGCTGACTTTGTTGAAGAATTCTTTGCTGGCATAGATACAGCAGTTGCTAAAGAGTCGGCTCGTATGGAGCTGTCTGACCTTGGATTATCTGAAGCACTTATCAATGACATATTGGGTGCGCAGGGTTGGACTGCTGTTTATGAGGAGATTATCTCTGGCGGTGAGGAGATGGCTGATTCTTTGCAGGAAGATTTCAACCAGACTGCTGCTGGTGCGAGAGAACTGGCTAAAGCTCTAGCTGAAATCGCGGAGCTAGAAAATCAATTTGCTCAGGCTATGGAGGTTGCCGATGGTGCTGCCGATGGAATAGCTGCTATCTACGAAACCAGTGAGAAGCTAGGTGAAACTGAGCAGAGCCTTTCTAGTTATTTTGACACTCTTATTAGCGGTGTTCAAAGTGTGCTATCGGCTGAGCAATTTGCCAGCGTTGGTGGCGATTTAGCCGAGTGGGTAGATAATAACCTGAGCGAGCTAGAAAGATATGCTCGTAGGCGTGATGCCCTCATCGAGGATCGTGACTACGCCAGTGAGCTAATCTTCGGGACTGCCGAAGCTATAACCGCTGCTGGAAATATCAATCGCCTAATAGATAACACTCTCAGTAAGACTCGCGAGATAGATGTAACTGAAACCATCGAGGGCATAGTCAATTCTGCTGATGGACTAAAAGGTTTCAAAACAACCCTGACTAAAAACTACACTGAGGTGATTGAAGAAACTGCCAGTGCAGCTGATAACCTCACCGACAACTTCCAGAAAACAGTTGATCGCACCAAAGACTTTTTAGAAAACCTAAAGCTCCTCAAAGAGCTAGGTCTAGACCCAATGCTTTTCAACCAACTAGTCGAAGCTGGTGTTGAAGCAGGTGGCGCAACAGCTCAGGCTTTGGTTGAGGGTGGATCTGAAACTGTCAATGAAGTAAATGCATTACAAGACGAGCTGGAAAAACTCGGTGTTGATATAGGTGAAGAAACCTACGACACCATGAA